CTGCAATTCCCTTGGCCGACAAATCGTACTCAACTTTCGTTGGGTCAATTCATCTCTGATCTATTGCCAACGCTTGACGAGACAGCTCGTCTTGCGTTTTGTGTATTCACTGACGGAGAAAGGGCTCTTCTCTTGCGAGAAGCAGTCCCCCACACCGCATCTGCGAGGTTCACAGTTAGTGACATTCCACGGCTCAAAGGGAGTCTGATCGGTACTTTCTGCGAAAAATCGCAGAAGCATCTTCCAGCCTCCTATTGTTTGAGTGACACGTGGCAACCTAATGGACCAAACGTACTTTTCCTGCTTTTGCAAAGCAAGATTAGTACGCGTCTTTTTAGGTTGGTGATCCTCCGGAACGAATAACAATGTTGGGTATGGCTGTTCGCCATCACCCTCAGGTATTTCTCGATAAATTTCGAGAAGCATCTGAACGATTGTATCGTAACACTGGTGATAGTTCTGCTTATACATCGCATTAGCTGTTGCTATATATGATGTATATGTATCAGGGCAACGGTGATGACTCCAGACTGTTCTAATACGAACAGGTGTGACGTTTACGCCTCTAAAGGCGTCTCTGCCACATGATTCTCGAAAGAATCCACTGGTACAACTCTTATCCCGGTTAATTTTTAACCCAAAGGATTCGAGTAAGTTCATAGCGTGCGCGGCGTGAGCCGTCTTGACTATGATATCATCACCATACACTAAGAAGTCTTCTCTTACGCGAGGTCTCCACGTTTTTCGTGAAGATTCGTTATAAGGAAAACTTCCTGCGTCCGGTAAACCGACAGCGAGGAGCGCCCAGCAAACTGTAGCCAATACGGGAAAGCATAGTGCTGACCCCATTGGCGCATATTTGTTAAGGACTAAACTCCTTCCGTCCGGTAATACCGTTGAGAGGGACCGACTATTCATTAAGCACTCGAGAAGAGGCTCAGGGAATAGAAGGCGAACCAACTCAGTAGACACACGATCTGAGGCCTCATTGAGGTCTAAGGTCGCGTAGTCGCCGGTCGAAGAGCCTAAGGAGGCTCCCGACTGGTTCGGCGACTGGTCTGAGAAATGGAGGGACCACCTTGTTAAAGGGTGGGACTCCAAATGTTGGACTAGTGCACGGCCTAAGCCTTGTTGAATCCACTGGAAATCCAGCGGTTCACAAGATATTAGGCGCGGGCCGCGAGAGTCTTTTGGCACAAGCAAAACTCGTGCTGAAGACTCTTTGAGCTCTGGCCGATTACATCCAGGTACACGACATTCGTCGCAAACTTGGTAGTAATCAGGCGTTCCAGGAATAGTGACGGCACTGGTGGATAACCCATTCCTGGGTCGGCCACAAAGGCGTACACTACCTGCGAGTTCATCGCAGACATGACCAACGGACGCGTAAAAATACGCGTCCAGAGGATATGAAGCGACGATCCGTGGAGATATCCGCCTAAACGTATACTTACCAGATTGCTGCTCTTTGGTAGAGACAGCGCCTGGTCCGTGACGAGGGTGGATATCATACGGGTCAAACTCAGCAAATAACTTCGCGAGAAGTATTTTCGCTGACCGGACAATCTTAGGATATTCGTGGCTTCCTGCCACAGTATACCTTCGATTTGCGTTAATGGCTTCTCTAATTCTAGAGAACGCCAAGTTCCAACTTGCGAGTCCTGCTTCTGTTCTTTCGAACTTCTGCAGGACTTCTTGTTCTTGTCTCTCATCATTTGGGAGCTCGAGCTTGTAATATATTAGCAAGAGCTGTCTTAGTGACTTGACGCATTCATCACAGGGTGTTGGAAGAATCCAACCGTCGTGCGCGAATACGCATTGGAAAAGCTCACCGCAGAATTGCGGTAGCTTGCTACTAGGAAGGCTTTTAAAGGCCAACTTAGTACAGTCCAGTGGGACATCGCCCGTCAATGCCCGATCAAGGGCCTTGGCGAGACGGGGAAGGGTTTTCGTTAGAAAACCCGAACCTTCCTCAGCATAACGCTTGACTACCTTTTGGATAGTCTTGCGAAGTGCTGATCGAGTGAACACTTCACTGTGTTTCGTTTGCACGTCACACAGTAGGGCGATATAGATCTGTATATACGGATCCGAACTCTTAATGGCTACCATGAGGTAAACCTTTCGGAGATGCGCAATACTGTGCGAACTAGACACGAAGAGGCGGACTAGTGAGTGTCGTAAGATCGAAGTACCTTTTGGTAACTTCTCAGTCTAGAGACTCTAAAGATAGTGCTCAACTATGAGCACGTCACCTAGTCCATATTAACTTACTCTCATGGCGGGATTGGTCCAGTGAGTGAAGACGGCGCAGTTAAGCGCCCCTTCTCAGCTGTCATTGACAGCTTCTCAAAGGAACAGCCCGATATGTATCCAAGTGCCAATAAGGCACAGCAGATAGCGAGTATGGTTAATAGACCACAAGGACTCCGGTCGCAGGAAAGGTTCACAACCCTCCTGTGATCAGAGCAGACGCACCGTTACCAGTACCGTCGTATAGCAAAGTTGAAGTAGCTGCTGTGAAGCAGAAACTAGACAACTCAGCCAAGGCGTTCTTGATTTCGGTCGTCGCACTCAGCGCCCCTACGGGCGCATCGAGTACGACGTAGGCAGACACCACGTGAGGCGAAGAATCGCTGCCGGTGACAGTTTTGTCAACGCGCACGACACTTCGTCTTCGTAGGTCAACGCCCGCACCAATCTCAGTATGAGAAATACTGAGACGATGGGGAGCGTTAGGTGTTTCCGTTATCACGGCAAACACCGTCTTTCTTTCGTTTGAGCTGATCCGCTGAAGTTCAACTTCAGCGGCTGCAGCGTCCTTCACTTCGTTCGTGTTTAATGTATTGCTTAGCATTCATAGATAGACTATAACACGTCTATCAGGCGTTTGTTAGGTATGTTGCACTCTTAGCGTGAAAACGCCAGAGCCGCAGCAAGACTAAACTCTTTCGGGTTTAGTCCGCTCGTTACTAATGAGCTGTACAGTGCAGAACGATCACCGACTCTCCTAACATAAGAAGAGTCGACACGCTCCACACAGGGATTAGCATACGTAAAGCCTAGTGAAGTCCTCACGGACCTTACTACTTTTACGCTCCAGCTAAAACCTCGTATGTTTACTACTGGTTCAATGTTTCGAATTCGCCAATTGTCGAGCCACGAATTTACATTCGCGACCCAATCGATGACGAAGGACCATGGAATCGCATTCCAGATTATCCGAGGGTTAAGATTAACTCCAAGGAGATCTAAGAGCGCGGCCATAAGGCTGTCCTCTGTGATCCATGATGGCAACGTATAGTTGTACATCATTTGAGCATTGAACGATGCGGCAGTGTACATAACATTTCTCGAACAAGCGATGTAAGGCGGCCTGCAATTCGCAGGAAGCGGAACAACGTTATTAGAGAAGTTGTTATTGTAACGACCCCTTAAGTCAACGGTGTAATACCGTTTCTGGGGACTACCGGCGTGAGCGACCAGCTGTCTAAGCTGATTTCTCACAGTCCGAATAGCAGTGCTTATCGCACTGATATCAGACAGTAGGGGCAAGACGTTAAACTCCGCTTGGAGATAAGCGTCGGCGCCTTTACGTAGTAACTGTCGAAGGGTCTTAAGCCTTAATGCTCCTCTCGAATCAACTTGAAAGAGAGAGAGCATCGATGACTTAATACCTGAGATGTTACGCAGGGAACGGGGTAGCGATCTAAAGTCCTTCAATTCTATAATAGAATTGATTAAGCTTATGTTCGATACCGGACGTAGTCCAGGCAGCATCGCCGAAATGGCGTGACTGATTAGACTATTTATGTCCTCTGGCAAAGGGATTTTAATCCTTTGTTCAGTGGGGTCATAAGTACCCAAACTTGCTAGATCCTTCACAGGATCCATCAAGGAGCCGTAATACGTACCAGCACTATACGGGCCTGTTAATAACGCGTTCGCATCCCACACAAATTGCGTGGAAGGCGGATTAGCGTCACAGCTATAATCTCCACCCGAGGGATTCGCCGGATTAAACGTCACTTCTCCCCTAATAGTAGGGTTTAGAAGTTTTCGTGTAATCTTTAGGTGATCACAAGAGTGGAGTTCATAGATCCCGTGATCAACATCACTGTCCATATACTCTTCTAACTCAGCATAGGCTGAATTAGAAGTGAAATAAGGAGGTGTGCTGTCACCAGTTACACTGTTAGTCGCAATCAACCAATGAGGCGACGCAGGGATTACCGATGTTCTGATAGGTCGTAACATACGAAGTGGATCCGAGCAAGAGCTCGGTGAAGTAAGTAACTTGAGGAGTGACCCCACAAGGG